GGGCGCGTTCAACATTCAGATTGACCGCCAGACACCGGGGATTGCGATTGGGTACAGCACATCAGGCAGCACCGGCCCCAGCGCAGCAGACATTGCAGCGGCAGTGCGGGCTGATCTGACTGCCGAGCTGGCCCAGCTGACCAAGGTCAGCAAATTACACGGTATCGGTGTTGACCTGGTGGTAACGCCCACTAGCCGCACGGCGGGGTCACTCTCGCAAACGATTTCAACTGCGGGCACCACTGTGACTGTTTCGGCAGGATAAGAGGCAAACATGAGCGACAACACCCAGCTTCCAAACAGCGACATGATTGCCACTGACGACATCAATGGCGTGAAGTTCCAGCGCTTCAAGCTCACGCTTGGTGACGATGGCGTCAACGATGGCGACGTGTCAGAGGCCAACCCGGTGCCTGTGGCACTTGCGTCTGTTTCTGTCAACAATCTGCCCGCAACGCAAGCCGTATCGGGCACGGTGTCAATCGACAACTTCCCAGAGAGCGTCACGGGGCTGACAAACGCAGAGCTACGCGCAAGCGCTTTGCCCGTATCTGCTTCTGCTTTGCCACTGCCAACAGGCGCGGCTACAGAGGCAACTGTGGCGGCGCTGGAAACCCTGCTGACAGCCCTTGTTGGGACGGTTGACAACTCAAACTCTCCATATACCCCAGGCAGTGCCGGGCACATCATGCTTGCGCGTAGGCGCGACACAGATTCAAGCCCTGCGACTGATGGCGACCTGACGATTCTCAACTTGGACGAAGAGGGGCGCTTAAAAGTAGCGTCCAAGCCAGCCAGCTACGCCACCGTTACGGGCGACATATCGGCTATTGCTGGGAAGGTATATGTTGACTGCCAGCGGTTTTCTGGGCTTGCGCTGCAAGTTCATGGGACATTCTCAACAATGAACTGCACGTTTGAGGTGTCTAACAATTCGACTAACGGCGTTGATGGGAATTGGGGTGTCATCCAGGCTGCGCGGTCTAACGCGAACACAGCAGAAACAACAACAGGGAATCTATCCGCATCACCAGCCTATCTGTGGGAAGTGTCGGTAAACCCATACAAGTGGTTCAGGGTGCGATGTACTGCGCGTACATCTGGCACGCAAACGTGGACGATTGTGCCCGGCTCGTATGCAACCGAGGTGACTCCAGTTGTGCAGGCAACTGGGACGCAAGGCGTTTCAGGAACAGTCACTGCCACCGTGCAGCCACCAGCCCCGGCCACGCCATATTTCTTGAACAGTGCAGCCACCACAAACGGCGCACTGATCCTGACCGGCACCAGCGGCTTGCAGAACCTGTGGGTTACCAACGAGGGCGCAGCACCGGCATACGTCAAGCTCTACAACAAGGCCACCGCTCCCGTGGTTGGGACGGATGTGCCAGAGATGATCATTCCTGTGCCTGCTGCGGTCAGTGGCGTGCCGGGTGTTGCAAATCCGAACATTGGCTACAGCGGTTTTCGGTTTGCCTTGGGCTTGGGTATTGCCATCACTGGCAATGCTATCCACACAGATACGACGGCTGTCGCTGCTGGCCAGGTCAAGGTTAAGCTCTCAAGGACGGCGTAAGTGCTTCTATTTGCCTCACTGTTTGAGGCTGCACCGGTCGAGCCACCGGTCGAGCCACCGGTTGATCCGGGGCTTGTTGGCTTGTCTCCTTTGCGCATTGCCCTGCAAGGCTTTGCCGCCCCGTTTCCGCTGTCGGCCCTGGCATTGGCGGTGCAGGGTTTCCTGGGTGTGGCCCCGCAAGACGTGCCAAGCGCAGAGCAGCCCCGCGGCGCCATTGTGGGCCGTGGCCCGGGCACCACCATCAATTTGTCTGCTTACCTGGCCGGCCTTAAGCGCCGCCAGGTGTTGCCCACTGTGCACACGCCTGCACACCTCGCGCGCAAGCGTGCTGCCCAGCGCCGCCAGCGCCAACTGCTGGCTGCAGCCACACTGCCGGATTTTTAAAACTCGTTTCACTTTGCCCTATTTGAAACAGCGCCTTTTTGGGACAGTCAGCTCCCATGAAGCTACTTGATGTCCTTACCGCGCCCTGGGCCATAGAGCCAGCCAAGCTGCTGGAGATCCAGGCCATTTACGCCACCCACCTGCGCGGTGACAAGATCGACATCAGTGCGGTGGAAGCCAAGTTGGGCCGCCCGCTGGCCAACGAGCCCGCGCCTTACCAGGTGCAAGACGGCGTAGCCATCATCGCGCTTGATGGCGTCATCGCCAAGCGCGCCAACCTGTTCATGCAGATCAGCGGTGGCACATCGTCCGAACTGATTGGCCGTGACTTCAAAACCGCGCTGGCCGACCCCGATGTGCACAGCATCATTCTGGCCATTGACAGCCCTGGCGGCACGGTAGACGGCACCATTGCCCTGGCTGACCTGGTGGCCGCATCGTCCAAGCCGGTCATTGCTCTGGCAAGCGGCACCATGGCCAGCGCCGCGTACTGGATCGGCTCGGCCGCCAACGCCGTTTACATTACCGACGCCACCACCGTGGTGGGCAGCATTGGCGTGGTGGCCACGCACACCGACGTGTCCAAGTCCCAAGCGGCGCAGGGCATCAAAACCACCGAGATCGCCGCTGGCAAATACAAACGCATTGCCAGCAGTTATGAGCCGCTTTCAAAAGAAGGCCGCCAGACCATTCAAGACCAGGTGGACTACACCTACGCGCTGTTTGTGGACGCCGTCGCCAAGCAGCGCGGCACCAGCACCGACAAGGTGTTATCCGACATGGCCGACGGCCGCATTTTCATTGGGCAGCAAGCCATCGACGCGGGGCTGGTGGACGGTGTTTCCACCCTCGACGCGCTGGTGACCCAGCTCAACGTCAGCCGGGCAACCGGCGCCAACCTGGCCGCAAGGCCGCCCCGCGCCGGTGCTGCGCACAACCCCACCCCACAAGGAGCAGCAATGCCCATTACCCGTGAACAACTCGCGGCCGAAGCACCTGATGTGCTCGCGGCCATCCAGGCCGAAGGTGCCAGCGCCGAGCGCGCCCGCATCCAGGCCATTGAATCCGTTGCCGTGCCCGGCCACGACGCGCTGATTGCCAGCCTCAAGTTTGACGGCAAATCCACCGCAGGCGATGCTGCCCTGGCGGTGCTGGCTGCTGAAAAGCAGACGCGCAGCGCCGCGTCCGCCGCCCTGGCTGCTGACGCCCCCGCGCCCGTGGCTGTGGTGCCAGCCGCCCCGGTTGAAGCCAAGGCGCTCACCCGCGCCGAGATAGACACCCAAGCCAAGGCCTACATGGCCGCCCACCCTGGCACCGACTACGTTGCCGCTGTCAAACACATCACTCAAGGAGCCTAAACCATGGCCGCATCGAACATTGCCCTTTTGACGATCAGCGTCACCGCTGGCGTTGCCCTGTCCCAATACCAGGCTGTGACCGCCGCCGGGGCCATTGCCTCTGACGCGGGTAACGCCGTGGGCTTTACCCAGACCGGTGGCGCCATTGGCGCGCTGGTTCCCATCACAGTGGTGGGCACTGCCATTGCGATTGCCAACGCCGCCGTGGCGGTGGGCGCGGCACTGGAGGTAGATGGTGCCGCCGGACGCGTTATCACCAAATCCGCAGGCATTGCGGTAGCCCGTGCGCTCACTGCCGCCGCTGCAGCTGGTGACCAGATCGAAGTGTTGGTCATTGCCAACTAACCCACCCCATTCAAGGAAAACATCATGCCGCAAATGACCACTTCCGACGCCCGCGTCGTCGATCCCATTTTGTCCACCGTAGCCCAAGGCTACAAAAACGCCAGCATGATTGCTGCTGCGCTGTTCCCGCCTGTGCCGGTCTTGACCCGCGCGGGCAAGATCATCACGTTTGGCAAAGAAGATTTCATGCTGTACGCCAGCGCCCGCGCCCCAGGTGAAAACACCAAGCGCGTGCAGGCGGGTTACGCCAGCGGCAACTTTGCCCTGGTGGACTACAGCCTGGAAGGCCAGGCCCCCGTGGAACTGATGCAGGAAGCCCAGGCAGGCCCCGGCATTGACCTGGGTTCCAGCACCGTGCGCAAGGTGGGCAACATCATGGACCTGCGCCTTGAAAAGCAGTCTGCCGACATTGCCCGCACCGCTGCCAGCTACGCCGCTGCCAACAAGATCACCTTGAGTGGCACCGGCCAGTGGAGCGACTTCAGCGGCACCAGCGACCCCATTGCCAACGTGGAAGCAGGCAAAGACGCCGTGCGCGCCGCGACCGGGCGCATTCCTAACACCATGACCATGGGTTACAGCGTGTTCAAAAGCCTGCGCCAACACCCCAAGATTGTGGACCGCCTGAAATACACCGGCCGCGAAGTGGCTACGGTAGAGATCCTGGCCGCCCTGTTTGGCTTGGACAAAGTTGTGGTGGGCAACGCCATCTACAGCAACGACGCAGGCACCGTGTTTACCGATGTGTGGGGCAAAGACGTGGTGCTGGCTTACACCGAGACCGGCACGGTGGCCGACATGGGCGAGCCCAGCTACGGCTACACCTACACCCTGAGCGGCTACCCGCAGGTGGAAGAGCCCTACTACGACCGCAACACCAAGAGCTGGGTGTACCCCGTCACGCGGGCTGAGGCACCGGTGCTGGCATCCGCTGCTGCTGGTTACCTGATCACCAACGCGGTGGCGTAAGGGTAGGGCGCTGCCTGGCACTTGCCATGTTCACCGAAGACCTCACCGCCTTCTTCAACCCAGACACGCCGGGGTTCGCCCCTGGCCTGCTTGATGGGGTGGATGTGGAAGGCATCTTCGACAACGCCTACTTCGACCAAGACATGGCCGGCAGCGGCAGCACCCCCAGATACACCCTGCCCAGCAGCGCCGTGCCCGCCAACGTGGTCGGCATGGCGCTGGTGGTGGGTGGCACCACCTACAAAGTGGCCGAGCCCATGCCAAACGGCACCGGCGTCACCGCCCTGCGCTTGCGCACCTAAAGGCAAGCCATGGCCAGCGCCCAACAGCAAATCCTTGACGCCCTGCAAACCCTGCTGGCTGCCGGTGGCACGGTGGCTGCAGGCAGTGTGTTTGTGGACCGGGTCGACCCGCTGCAGCCAGAAGAGCTGCCCGCCATCCTGATCGAAGAGGGCAGCGCCGGTGAAAGCGTGGAGCCCTACACCATCAGTGGCCTGGAGCGGCGCGAGCTGGCCGTGCAAGTGCACTGCGTGCTGGCCAACAGCACCAGCGCCGCGGCTGATTCGCGGGCTTTTGGTGTGGCGGTTGAAAAGCTCATGGCATCCAATGCCGCCGCACAAGCCTTGCCCAAGGTCGTCAGCCTGCAACTGCAAGCCACCCGCCCCACGCTGCAAGGCGAGGGCGACCGCCTGCTGGCCACCCGCTCGCAAAGCTGGCAATTTGCTTACCTGGTGCGCCCCGAAGCGCCCGACATCCTTTTGTAAACCCCATTTTTCAGAAAGCCCACCATCATGGCAAACGTCAACATCTGGAGCAAAGTGGCTGTGGCGGTGCAAACCGTCCTGGCCACCGCCAAAACCATCACCGCCATCAGCAAAGCCAACCCGGCCGTGGTCAGCAGCACCGCCCACGGCTATACCACCGGGCAAGAGGTCAAACTCACCGTCAACGGCATGATTGAGCTGAGTAACGCCGTGGTCAAAGTCACCAACGTCACCACCGACACCTACAGCCTGGACGGCATTGACAGCACCCTGTTTCAGACGTTTACCAGCGGCAGCGGCCAGCTGGTCACCTTTGGCGCCAGTGCCGCCACCTTCCAGGACGTGAACGCCAGCGGCGGTGAGGCGGCTGAGATTGACATCACCACCATCCACGATGACACCACCAAGCTCATCCCCGGCGTCAAATCCGCGCTGAGCTACAGCTTTGGCAGCCTGTGGGACCCGGCTGACCCCGCCCTGGTCGAGCTTAAAAAGGCCGACAACGTCAAAGGCACCCGCGCCATCAAGCTCACCTTTGCCAGCGGTGCCCGCGTGTTGTTTGACTGCTACCCCACGGTAAGCATGGCGCCCGGCGGCTCCACCGGCGGCCCGGTCACCACCCCGGTCAGCTTCAAGCTCACCGGCCCCGTCAACGCCTACACCAGCTAAACGCCATGGCCGTCATCAAACGCGCCACTGTTCCAACCCCCACGGTGCCCAAAGAAACCGTGGACGTTCCCGCCCTGGGTGGTGAGGTGGTGGTGCGCGGCCTGTTGCTCTCTGAGCGCATGGCCATTCAAAAGAAGATTGTCACCCTGCGCAAAGCCGATGCGGACGAAGAGGGCACCGTGCACGCCATCCTGCCTGTGCTGCTGGCCATCTGCGTCATTGATGCCGACAGCCTGCCCGTGTTTGACGTTGATGCCTGGCAAGCCTTTGGCGCACGCCACACCGCGCAGGCGGTGGACCTGTTCAACACCGCCTGGCGCCTCAGTGGCTTTGCCGGGCCGGAAGAAGCAAAAAACTAGCTGGCCAGCCTGAACTGCGGTTTGCGCTCAGGCTGGCCCAACGTATGGGGATCACCGTGCAACAGCTCCAGCAAACCATGACCGCCCAAGAATTTGGCCAGCACTACGCGCTGGAACAAGAGGAACCCATCCCCGCCGCCTGGTGGAGCGTAGCCGCCGCCATGCTCGCTTCTCTTGCCAACGGCCCGCTCAAAGAGCCCGAGCGCGGGCGCATCTGGCGCGCCTCAGACTTCATGCCCGCCCTGTGGCAGCACCACGCACCCACCGAGCCCGCTGCCACTGCGCAGCCGCTCACCGTGGCCCAAATCATGGCGCAAGCCCGCGCCGCAGGCATGGTGCAATAACATGGCCCAAGATGTCAAAATCAGCATCAGCGCGCAAGACAAAACCGCTGCCGCCTTCAAAACCGCCGCCAACAACATCAAAGGCCTGCAGACCGGTGCCATGGGCCTGGCTGCCAGCCTGGGCGGCCTGGGTGCAGGCCTGAGCCTGGCCGGGCTGGCCTCGTTTGCCAAAAGCGCCATCGACAGCATTGATGCCCTCAACGACATCAGCGACGCCACTGGCGCCAGTATCGAAAACATCAGCGCCCTGGAAGACGTGGCCGCGCGCACCGGCACCAGCATGGACACGGTCACCACCGCGCTGGTCAAGCTGAATCAGACGCTGAACGCCGCCAAAGCCGACAGCCCGCAAGCCCAGGCGCTGGAAGCCATTGGCCTGAGCGCCGCCGAATTGAAAAAGCTCGACCCGGCCGAAGCGCTGCTGAAAATCGCCACCGCCCTGGCAGGCTTTGCCGACGACGGCAACAAAGCCCGCCTGAGCCAGGAGCTGTTTGGCAAAAGCCTGAAAGACGTGGCCCCGCTGCTCAAAGACCTGGCTGACAAAGGCCAGCTGGTGGCCACCGTGACCAAAGAACAAGCAGAGGAAGCTGAGCGCTTCAACATCGCGTTAACCACCATGCAGAAAAACGTGCAGGATGTAACGCGTGACCTTGTTGGGCCGCTTGTTGAAGCGCTGAACACGACCATCGAAAAATTCAAGCAAAGCCGGGAGGCCGGCGAGGGCTGGTTTTCTAGCCTGACAAAGAACTACGATGACGATGTAGAAAGATTTTGGAAAGACCCATCTTCACTTTTCAGCACCAAAAGTGCGGCGGGAAATACTGGGGGAGCTACCGGAAGTTGGGGTGACCCAGTAGAAAAGCCAAGCGTCGTGCTTCCGCCAGAGCCACCAAAACCAAATAGGGGGCGCAACGGCGGCGGGGGTGGCACCAAAAAAGACCCCTACGCCGAGGCCGCCCGCTACATCGAAACCCTGCAAAAGCAGATCGAAAAAACGCAGGAACTCACCAACGTCCAGCAGCTGGGCCTGGACATCAACAGCGGACGCCTGGGCAAGATGACCGGCGCGCAGCAGACAGAACTGGTCGAACTGGCTAAAAAGCTCGACGCCATCAAGCTCGAGACCGAGGCCGAAAAAGAACTCACCGCCTGGCTTGACCTCAAACGCAAAGCCGCCACAGAAGCCGCCAACGCGGTGGACAAATCCAATGCCGAATACCAGGCACTGATAGAGCGCCTGGTCAGCAACACCCCCACCGGCCAATTCAAAGCCCAGCAGCAAGATCTGGCCGCGCTGCAAGAAGCCTACGCCAACGGCCAGATCAGCGAACAACTCTACGCCGAGGCCGTCACCGCCCGCTTTGACCTCAACAACGAAAAGATGAAAGAGGGCAAAACACTAACCGAAGAACTGGGCCTGAGTTTCACGTCAGCGTTTGAAGACGCCATCGTCAGCGGCGAAGGCTTGAGCGACGTTTTTAAAGGCCTGGAGCAAGACATCATCCGCATCGTCACCCGCAAGCTGGTGACCGAGCCCATGGGCAATGCCATGGGTGACATTGGCGGCGTCATCGCAGGGGACTTTGGCAACTTTTTGGCCGACCTGTTGGGCATCAGCTTTGCCGGTGGCGGCTACACCGGAAGCGGCTCGCGCTCTGGCGGCATCGATGGCAAGGGCGGCTTCATGGCCATGCTGCACCCGCAAGAGACCGTGGTCGATCATGCCAAAGGCCAGCGTCTGAGCGCTGGTAACAGCGTCACCGTGGTGGTCAATCAGCAATTCGCCCCCGGCACTACCCGCGCCACCACCTTGCAAGCCGCTGCCGACGCCAGCCGCCAACTCAGCGCCGCCGGGAGAAACCTGTAATGAGCATCACCGTGCTGGCCGACGTGATCGTGCCCAACAGCATCCTGGCCGCTGGTGTGCGCGGCAAGCAAATCCGCAACAACACCCGCGTGGAAGCCCTCAACGGCAGGCAGACCATCAACGTCAACTGGTCGCGCACGCTGCGCCAATACGAATTTGGCTTTGTGCCTTTGTCGATTGAACAGTGGGCCACCATCGAGGCGATGTTTGAGGTCTGTGAAGGCGGCGCGTTTGGCATGCTGCTGGCTGACCCCAAAGACCAGACCGTCAAAATCACCGAGGGCGTGGCCACACTGATCAGCGGCACCACCTACCAACTGCACAAGCGCACCACGTCAGCCGGATCCACGCGCACCAAAGACCGGCGCATTACCCGCCCCATCGCGGCTGGGTTCGACATCAAGGTCAGTGGCGTGAGTCTGACTGGCGCGCAGTACACCCTGAACACCGTCACCGGCGTGGTCACCATCCCCAGCGCCCCCAGCGCCGCCACCCTCACCTGGAGCGGTAGCTTTTACGTGCCAGTGCATTTTCAGAGCGACGAAATCGACTGGGACATGGTGCGCAGCGGCCCGTATGACACCCGCCTGCTGGCAGGCCCCACCATCACCTTGAGCGAGGTGCGCGAGTGAAAACCCTACCCACCGCCCTGGCCACGCATATGGCCAGCGGCACCACCACTCTGGCGGACTTGCTGAAGATCACCCGCAAAGACGGCGCGGTGTACGCCTTCACCAGCGCGGGTGACGATGTGACCCTTGGCGGTGTGACCTACATTGCCAGTCAGGGCCTGGACATATCCAGCCTAGAAGTCTCCGCAGGCTTGGCGGTGGACAACTTGGAGTTGACCACACTGGACGATGGCACCACGTTTTCGCGCATTGATGTGCTCTCAGGTAAGTGGCGTAATGCTGACTTTGTGATCAGCCGCTACAACTGGGCCAGCCCGGCTGACGGCGTTGAAGTGCGCATGGCCGGCACCATTGGCGAAGTGCACCTCAAGCGCGGCCACATCGTCGCAGAGCTACGCGGCTTGCAGCAGGCCTTGCAGCAGCCCATTGGCAGCGTCACCAGCAAAACGTGCCGGGCGCGGCTGGGGGATGCGCTGTGCACCAAAGATTTGTCGGCATTCACTTTTCCTGGCCAAGTGTCCGCTGTGGCAAATAGTCAGGTTTTTTCTGATGCTACCGTTATCACGCCTGGCGATCCCTACTGGGATAGCGTTGGCACGCTGCTGTATTTCAACGGCACATCAGGCAGCACCACATTTGTGGACAGCAGCCCGGCACCGCAGGCCTGCGCGGTTTCTGGCACAGCAGTCTTAAGCAACGCCCAAAGCCGGTTTGGCGGCACCAGCCTCTATATTTCTGCCAGCGGCACCAACAGCGGGTATGCCGATACCACCGCAGCCACGCATGATTTTGGTGTGGGCGACTTCACCGTGGAGTTTTCGTTCTACCCCGCTGGCGGCGCTTATAACGCGCCGTTTTTCAGCATTGCCAACATTGGGTTGGCCGCCAATTTTGCCAACACCATGTTGTATATCGAATGCAACAACAGCACCCGCAAGCTGACCGTGTATGGGTTCACCACTGGCGGCACCTATGTTGGTGGCGTGGCCACCGCTACCGGCATTTATACCGCCGCCGGCTGGAACCATGTGGCGTTGGTTCGCGCATCCGGCGTGCTGTACCTGTACGTGAACGGCGTTCAGCGTGCCACGCTGGCATGGGCATCTGCTGTGAACTACACCAGCACCATGAAAGTTGCGGTGGGCGGCTGGAGCAATTTGTCGTTCGCAAATTGTTATTTTGAAGACGTGCGCGTTACCAAGGGCGCGGCACGCTACACCGCTGCATTTTTGCCCGCCGTGTACGCCGACACCTGGCCCAATTACCCCAACGTGACCACTTTCACCGGCTTTGCAGAAGGCTACTTTTCGGAGGGCTTGGTAACTTTCACAAGCGGGCCGCTGGCGGGCCTCACATTCAAGATCAAGTCGTTTTCCGGGGGGCAAACTGGAACCTTCTTGTTGTCGATTCCTGCGTTGCTTGCGCCTGAAATTGGCGACACCTTCTCAGTCGTTGCCGGGTGCCAAAAGCGCCTGGAAGATTGCCGCGACAAGTTTTCCAACGCCCTGAATTTTCAGGGCGAACCTCATTTACCGGGCATTGATGCCCTGACCCAATGACCACGCGCACCGCCATCGTGACCGCTGCCCGCCAGTGGCTTGGCACCCCGTTTCACCACCAAGCTCGCTTGAAATATGTGGGCTGCGACTGCATTGGCCTGGTGATTGGCGTGGCGCGTGAGCTGGGCCTGATCGCGCCCGACTTTGACGTTTCCGGTTACCCGCGCGTGCCCGATGGCACCACCCTGATGAGCACGGCACGCCAGCATATGACGGAGATCGACCGCGCCGCCATGCAGCCGGGTGACGTGGTAGTGGTGAGTTTTGACAAAGACCCGCAGCACTTTGGCATCTTGGGCGACTACCGTCACGGCGGGCTATCCATCATTCACGGCGCATCCAATCCGGGCCGGGTGATTGAAACCCGGTTGATGTTTTCAACGCATATGAAATTTGTCGCAGCCTTCGCGCTGCCGGGGGTGCAGTAATGGCAGTGCTTGCAGTAGCCGCCGCAGGCGCATGGGCGGGCAGCGCGCTGATCACCGGAACCGTGCTGGGCATGAGCGGTGCCGCCATTGGCTGGACCGTGGGCAGCATGTTGGGTAACGCCATGTTTGCCCCAACCCAAAAAAGCCAAGGCCCAAAGCTCAACGATTTAACCGTCAGCGGCAGCGCCTACGGCCAGCCCATCCCGTATGTGATTGGCTCGCCGCGCATGGCCGGGCAAGTGGTGTGGGCGTCCAGCAAACGCGAGATTGCCACCACCGAAAGCGCTGGCGGCAAAGGTGGTGGTGGGTCTGAGTACACCAGCTACACCTACGAGGTGGATATGCTGATTTTGCTCACAAGCAACCCCATCAACAGCGTTTCGCGCATCTGGAGCAACGGGGAGTTGATCTACACCGCCCGCGCCGATGTTGATGTAGCCAGCCGCCAGGGCAGCGCCGCCAGCACGCACTGGAGCCGCCTCACGGTTTACACCGGGGATGCCGCCCAGCTCCCTGACCCGACCTATGAGGCTGCGGTGGGCACGGCCAACGCCCCAGCGTATCGGGGGCGCGGCAGCGTATTTATTCAAAGCCTGCAGCTTGGCGGCAGTGGGCAAATTCCCAACCTCACGTTTGAGGTCAACCAGGCCACAGCGGCAGACAGCTACGCCACCCGTGAGATCGGCGTGTTTTGTACCGGGTCAACGCAGTTTGACGCCAACACCGTCGCCTCAGAAATTGGTCCCAATTTTTTATTGACTGGCATGACTTATGTGGCAGGCCAAATCCCGATGGGGGCGCAAGCCAGCGGCATCTTGCTGGAGTGGCCCAGCACAGGCGGCTGGCGGGCAGAGGGGCGGGTGTACCTGAACGGCCCTGGCACCCTGGTGGAATTGAGAAATTCAGTCAGTGCCGCACACTTTACGCTTGGCATTGGTGATGGTGCGTACAGCGCTGGCAGCGTCAACTACACCGGCAGCTCGGGTGGATCGCTGGGCGGCGGCTGGGGCATTCCTGGGCAGGTGCCTGTTTTTGATGGTCGCCCTGTGAGTTGGGTGCTGACGCAAAACTCTGGCAGCGGCATCAACTTCTGGCTAGATGGCATCTTCATGGCTTATTTTGCCTGCGTGTTTGATAGCGGCGCGCTGCAAGTGGTGTCGCTACCCGGCGTTGGCCCGCATGACATCGTTCAATTCAGGGCGTATAGCATGCCTGATGTGCCAGACACCTCTAGCAATGGCGCATCGGCTGGCCCGTTTTTGGAGTGGGGGCCAGAATCTTACGGGCCGGTCATCACCACCACCTACCCGGTAGCCGTGCCAACGCTCCCTGTTGCCGTGGCCAGCATCATGCAGGCGTCTGGCTACGATGCCAGCCAGTTCGACGCAACCGCCCTGAGCCCCGCCAAACTGGTGCGTGCCCTGGCCAACGGCAGCGTCAGCACCGCCCGCACGCTGCTGGAAATGCTGGCCAGCACCTACCACTTTGAAGCGGTGTTGTCCGACAAAATCTATTTCAGGCCGCGCGGGGGTGCCCCGGTGGCCACGCTCACCTTTGACGAACTTGGCGTGATGCAGGACAGCACCAACCCGCCCGACCCGCTGCCCCTGACGCAAGCCAAC